CGCGCTCTCGCGCTCGAAGCATTGCGAAACAATCCAGACGGCCTCACGGACGAGGAACTCGCGAGCGTAACCAAGCAATACATGAACTCGATCGGCAAACGCCGAACGGAACTCACACAGGCAGGCTTCATCGAGGACAGCGGCATTCGACGGATGTCGTCGAGAGGCTCGATGATGATCGTTTGGCGGATCAAGAAGGAGGCGACACAATGACGGAATTCGAACGCATCGAGAAGCGGTTCAGGGAACTTCGCAACTGGCTTCTCGAACTTCAATCGGAAGATCCACACGCGGACAAGCAGGACGAACACGACTCGCACAATCTCGGCCTAATCGACTTGCACGAGATCAAACTTGCGTTCTTTGCTCTGGCGCAGGAGCGAGATCGACTTCGCGAGAAACTTGCGAAGGAGGCGAGCGAATGTTCGCATGGATGAAAAAAGTCTCTCTCCTTCCTCCGTGCGTTCATCCTTCAGAACTTTCCGCGCCTCGGAGCGAAACGGCAGACGAGCCATTCGATGCAGGCTTCGAGGATCGCATGGCATCGAGGCCGATGAGCACACATCGCGGCATCTATCATCTTCCCTGCGGATGCAACCGATGCCGTGAATACCGAGCAGGCTACGATCTCGCAGACGAGAAGCGAATGAAGATGCTTCGCAAGCGAAAGAAGGAGGCTCGATGAGGACGCAAGCAACACTCTCCAGAGGACGAAACAGCGATGGCATGGAAAGCAAAGAAGACATCGAAGGCCTCGTCTTGCAACTCGCCGAACTCCGGCGGAGAAACTTCGCGCTCATCCGCGAAGCGAACGTCCTCCGGCGCGAAGTTCACGCATGGAGGAAGTGGCGCGAGAACAATGACGCGAGCCTCTGGACGCACGTCGTCCGCGCTCGCCGCGCAACCGACGCGGCAGGCGCGTTCCGATGCGTCGATGACTCCTGATGGAATGACGATCCGGATCGTGCTTCCGCTTCCGGCAAAGCAACTCTCGCCGAACGCTCGCGTTTGTTGGCAGGCGAAGGCGCGAGCAGTCAAGCAGTATCGCTCTGTTTCCTTCTTCGTCTCGCAGCGATTCCCGAGCCGATGGAAGGCCGCCGAGGTCGAGTCGACGTTCTTCTTCCGCGATCGGCGACGGCGCGACCGAGACAATCTCCTCGCCTCGCTCAAGGCCGCTTTCGACGGAATCGCCTCGGCAGGCATCGTCGACGACGACGCGAATCTGACGCACCTACCCGTACGGCTCGAAGTCGATCGAGACGCGCCGAGAGTCGAGATCTCGATTCGGAGGACGGAATGAACGACGGACTCGATGAAATGCACAGCGATCGGCACGAGGGCTTCTGGCCGGATTTGAAAGAGATCCTCGCGGCCTTTACCCTCTGGCTCATCGTCATGCTCCTGCTATCGTTCTCCCTCGCAGGATGCCTTTCCTAACCAACTCCCACGTCGATCCGCCTCTGGTCGACGTGTCTCCGGCTCGCCGTTCGCGCTGAACGGCGAGTCTCTTTTTGATCGTGCAACAAAAGGAGCGGACGCGAGTCGAAACGCTCCGATGCCGATCTTCGAAGCATGGCGGAAGGCACACAGAAGAACGTCCTCTCGACGGCGATCGGCATCGGCCAGATCGCGACGATGATCGTCGGTTTCTCCGCGCTTATCTTCACGGTCGGCGCGAAATCCAAGGAACTTGAAGTCGCACGAACCGACATCGACAAACTCGCGGAGACGGTGCAGGATCTCGCGAAGGCGCAAGCCTCGGCGGCAGTCAATGACGCGAGCCATTCTCGAACACTCGAAGACATCCAACGGCGACTAGAATCGCTCGAAAGGCGGATCAAATGAGCAAGGCTTCATGGCGCACAACGACGACGGGCATCCTCGCGATCGTGGTCGCGATCGCAGGCGCGGCAAAGGCTGAGTTTGACGGCGATCCCGTGACGGTCGCGGACTGGGGCGCGGTCGCCGCCGCGATCATGGCAGGCATCGGCCTGATCCTCGCGCGAGACGCGAAGGTATCGTCACAGCAAGAAGGCATCCGATGATCGACCTTGAGCAGACGCTCGCCGTCGCGCTCGAATACCGAGAGAGGCTCGCTCGCGCGACTGACTCGCCGTCGCGACTCCGCGTTCTCTCCGATGCTCCGCTCTTCTCTCTGTGGCACGAAGTGCGAAACGAACTCAAGACGGCGGCGGACGAGATCGAATCACTTCGCGCTCGCATTTGCGCTCTGGAGGGCGAGGATGCTTGAGTTCATCACTTCACTCATCGTCGCGATCCTCGTTTGGATCGAGAAGCGATTCGACAAAGGAAAGAAGGCAACCGATGGTCAAGAAGATCCTGACTCTCTCTCTCGTGCCGGCAAGCGTATTTCTGACGGCCTGCGGCCCAAGGACGGTACTCGTCCGTGAGTCGTCGCCGATCCGAATCGGGCCGGAAGTGAAAGGCCATGTCTACATTCGCGAGAATGGAGAGTGGACACTTTCCGCGAATCGCGTCGAGATTCCTGAAGGCTACTATCTCGTGCCTCCTTCCTATGTCGACGAATAAAGCGAAGTCGCGCATTCAGCCTCCGCTCTCGGAAGAGGGCGAGATGAATGTCCCGTGGCTGACGACGGGACAAGTCGCTGCACGTCTCGGAGTTTCGATGAGAACAGTCTCGAAGTGGATCGACAACGGAATCCTTCGAGGGATTCGAATCCCTTTCTCGAAGGATCGTCGAGTGCATCCGCAGGCTCTCGTCGAGTTTGAGAAGTTGCACGGATTCGATCGAGCGCGAGGCAAGAAATGAATCGACTCATTCCGATCGAGCCAGACCATGACGATCCTCGCGCGTTCATCGTGCAGGCTTCAGATATGGCCGTCGTCTCGCCTTTCACGTCGGCGACTTCAGGAACCGGGGCCGCCGTCGCTTTCACTTCTGTCCTCGGCGCGATCGGCGCAGTCTCGGGCAGATACGGAATTGCCTCGCTCGCGACCGGAACAACGACGACGGGACGCGCTCAGATCCAGACTCCGCTCGTCGATCAAATCCTCTTTGGATTCGGTCGGCTCTCGATGTCTGCGATGATCCTCACGCCGTCCTCTCTCTCGGATGGCACGAATCGCTACGGCCTGAAGATCGGATTTGGAAATCAGACGACGCTCATCACGGAAGCCTGCGGAGGAGTGTTTCGATATCGAGACAACATTAACTCCGGCAAGTGGGAAGTCTACGTCGTCGACAGCGCGTCGACCTTGACGCAGGTAGATACGGGCATCACGGTGGCCGCTTCGACTTTGTATCGACTTGAGATCATCATCAATCCGGCGGCCTCGATCTCAGAGTTCTTCATCAACGGAGTTAGAGTCGCGACCGTGACCGCGAATCTTCAGAGCGGAACGTCGATCACCGCAGGCCTTCTCGCGATGATCATCAAATCGCTCGGGACGACATCGAGAACTTTCTATATCGACAACCTCGAATTCAGACAGGAAGTGAATCGATGAACTTCGCGCAACTGGATTCTCGAAACGTGGTCATCTCTCTCGTCGTCGCGGATCAGAGGCCGGACGGATGCGTTCCGAACGATGGCTCGGCGCAAGTCGGCCTCATCTATGATCTCGGCACGTTTCGATATCCTCGGTGGACGGCCTTCGAGTTTCTTCAGCGATTCACCGAGTCGGAACTTGAGATCGTCCGAGGCCGCGCTGTTTCCGATCCGATCGTCTGGCGATTCTTGACCTTCGCGCAAGCAGCGCAGGAGATCGACGCAGGCGACTCGATGACGCTCGCAGGCATGGACTATCTGGTTGCAGTCTCGATCTTGACGCAGGCTCGCCGATATGAGATCCTCGCCGCATAAGGAGACATCATGGAGCAGAAAGAAGAAGAAGGAACGGTACTGCGAAACTTCTCGCAGGCAGGGCAGGATGTGTTTGTCTCGCTCACGCTCGATCGCAAGCAGAGCGGCCTCTTCGTCGACCTCGGCGCAGGCCATCCGCAGAACTACTCGAACACATTCGGCCTTGAGAAGTTCGCCGGATGGCGCGGCATTCTCTCCGACATCGAGACGCTCGATCAGTTGAAGGCCGAGCGCGATCCTCGGAATCTCTTCTACGGAAACGCGCTCGATCCGAAACTGATGGAAGACATCCTCACGCTCGCGGATGCGAACGAAGGGACACTCGATTATCTCTCGCTCGATCTTGAGCCGCCAGAGTCGACGCTTGCCGCGCTCTACGGCCTTCCGCTCGATCAAATGACATTCGCCGTCGCGACTGTCGAGCATGATCTCTATCGCGGAAAGCAGTCGATCAAGTTCGCGATCGAAGGCATCTTGCAAGGCTACGGATATCGCCGAGTCGCTGAGAACGTGCGGATGATCGCCAAGAACGAGAGCGGATATCTCCTTGTTCCGGTTGAAGACTGGTGGGTGCATCCTTCACTCGTCGATGTGCATCGCGCGAGCGAAATCGCGGCAGACGTGCGCCGCGAGCAGGAGATCCGACTGCTTGAGATCATCGAGCGATTGAAGACGGAGGAAGCATGAAGACGGAACTCGTGAAGATCGAGACGCTTGTCTTTGATCCGGCAAACGCTCGCAAGCACGGCGAGAAGAATCTTTCCGCGATCAAGTCAAGCCTTCAGCGATTCGGACAGCAGAAGCCGATCGTCGTCGATGCGAACGGAGTTGTCCGCGCAGGAAACGGAACGCTCGCCGCTGCGAAGGCTCTCGGATGGAAAGAGATCGCGATCGTCCGATCTCCTCTCTCGGGAAGCGAAGCGACTGCGTACGCCATCGCGGACAACCGAACAAGCGAACTCGCTGAGTGGGACGACGACGTTCTTTCGCAGACACTCGCGGCACTTCAGATCGAGGATGAGGAACTCGCGCTTGCGAGCGGATTCGATGCGAAGGAGATCGACGCTCTACTCGCTCCGGATGAAGTGAAGGAGGACGAAGTTCCAGAGCCTCCTGTCGATCCGATCACGAAGAGCGGCGATCTCTGGATTCTCGGAGATCATCGCTTGCTCTGCGGAGACTCGACGAAGTCTGAAGATGTCGATCGACTTATGAACGGAGAGAAGGCTTCACTACTTCAAACAGATCCTCCATATGGCATCGCATACGTTGCAGGGGCGAAGAGCAAGGGTCAAGCAATCTCGCATGATGACATTGCGAACGACGAACTTGACGGAGAAAAATTGCAGAAGTTTCTGGAGGAAACGATCAAGGCAGTGCTTCCACATCTGATCGACAAATGTGCTTTTTATCTTTGGCATCCGATGCTGACGCAGGGAACATTTTTTGCTGCTGCTGCTGCTGCTGCTGACATTCTCATACATAGGCAAATCATCTGGTGCAAGCCTTCTCTTGTTTTTGGGAGGGGCGATTATCATTGGCAGCACGAATTGTGCTTCTATGGGTGGCGAAAAGGATTTCGACCAAACTTTTACGGTGAAAGAAATCAGACAACTTTGTGGCACGTTGGAAGAGAAACAAGCAAAGAGCATCCAACAGCGAAGCCAGTTGCTTTGTGGGAGCCACCGTTCCGAAATCACACTCGCACTGGGGATATTGTCTATGAGCCTTTCAGTGGAAGTGGATCTCAACTCATCGCCGCTGAACAACTCGGTCGCAAGTGCTATGGAATGGAGATCTCTCCGCAATACTGCGACGTGATCGTCAAGCGATGGGAGAACCTCACGGGAAAGAAGGCCGTCCTTGCCACTAGGTAGACCTCGCGCTGAGATCGACTTGCGTCTCGTGCAATCGCTCGCGCGAATCGGATGCACTCATGCCGAGATCGCCACGATCTGCGGAGTTGCCGAGCCGACGATTCGTCGCCGATGCCGAAAGGAAATCAACGCAGGCTATGACGAAATGCGGATGAGCCTTCGCCGTTGGCAATACGAGAAGGCGAAGGAGGGCAACGTCGCGATGCTGATCTGGCTCGGGAAGCAGCATCTCGGACAGCGCGAGAAGATCGACGAAACGAGGCGCGAAGAGGTCGTCACGATCGAGCCGTTCGAGGCTCCGAAGCCTCGGCTCGCGGATAGCGCGTGAAGATTCGCGTTCCAACTCCAGAGTCGGTTCTTCATGCTTCGCAACTCGACGTATTCCGTCGACTGCGTCGATTCAACGTGCTTGAAATTGGTCGCCGTTGGGGAAAGACGAAGTTCGAAGAGTTCGTGATTCTCAACGACGCGATTCGAGGCAGGCGGACGGCGTGGTTTGCGCCTTCGTACAAGTACCTTGCCGAGCCAGTTCGCGATCTTGAACGCGCCCTGCGTCCGCTCATTACCAAACACGATCGAGTCGAGAAGCGCATCGAACTCTCGACCGGAGGCACGATCGACTTCTGGACGCTCGAAGACGCTGACGCAGGCCGAGGACGTTTCTACGATCGAGTTGCAATCGACGAGGCAGGCTTCGTCGTCGGCCTTCTCGACATCTGGCGAGCAGCGATCCGACCGACTCTCGCCGATCGAAAGGGAAGAGCGATATTCGCCGGAACGCCGAAAGGAACAGGCGACTTCCATCGTCTCTTTCTCGAAGCAGAAGGAGACACGACCGGAAATTGGGCCGCGTTCCGAATCGGCTCGATGTCGAATCCGTTTCTCGATCCTGCGGAAGTCGAAGCCATGCGAGCGAGTCTGCCGAAGTCGATTGCCGATCAGGAACTCGAAGGCATTCCCGCAGAAGACGGCGGCAATCCGTTCGGCCTCGATGCGATCCGCGCTTGCATCGCGCCGATGTCGACGGCAACTCCAGAGGCTTGGGGAGTCGATCTTGCGAAGAGCCAAGACTGGACAGTTGCAGTTGGCCTCGATGCCGAGGGCAGCGTCTGTCGACTCGAACGATGGCAGGCTCCTTGGAACGTTACGCGCGAACGACTCGCAAAGATGATCGGCAACGCTCCGGCGCAGATCGACTCGACCGGAGTCGGTGATCCGATCGTCGAAGATCTTCGCAAGGTCTGCCGAAGAACTGAAGGATTCAAATTCACAAGCCAGAGTAAGCAGCAACTGATGGAAGGCCTTCAGATCTCGATCTCGACTGCGGACATCCGCTTTCCTGATGGTTGGCTACGGAGTGAACTCGAATCGTTTGGCTTCCGATACTCAGGGAGAAACGTCTCCTATGAGGCGACAGTCGGACACGACGACGGAGTCTGCGCTCTCGCGCTCGCCGTTCTTGCGCGTCGAGCGCGTCGGCCTCTCATGGTGAAAGTCATCTGATGAATCTACTCGCACGAATCAAAGCGGCATTCACTCCGGAGAAGTACTTCAATTCTTCGATGACGATCCTTCGCGGAGAGCCTGCGAAGCGATCGCCGTTTGAATATCGCGCGGCTGTGAATGCGTACCGATCATGGATCTACGCGGCGGCGAATCTGAACGCTGTCGCTGTCGCGAGTCAGCCTCTCCGCTTGTACGTTCGAAATAAGAGTCAGTCGACGAAACTCTGGAACACTCGCAAGGCTTCGCGCCGCACGAAGGCGTATCTCTTTGGAGATCTCGAACAGCGACCGAGCCGATACGCGCTCACGAAGGCCGCAGAGTACGGCGACGACTTCGAGGTCGTCGACGACGCGCACCCGATCCTTCAGTTGCTCTCGAAGGTCAACCCCTACCAAAACGGATTCGATGCGACCGTCCTTCGCGTTCTGTACGGCGAGTTGACGGGAAACGCCTACATTCATCCAGTCATCGATCAGCGTCTCGGCGTTCCGGTGCAACTCTGGACGATGCCTTCGCAATTCGTTGAAGTCGTTCCCGGTCAGCAAGGCGAAGACTTCATCAAGGAATATCGCTACGGCGCGACCGAAGAGCAGAAGCGCGAGAACACATACGCGCCGGATGAAGTGATCCATTTCAAGCGACCGAATCCGGCGGATATGTACTACGGCATTGGAAAGGTCGAGGCCGCTTGGGGCGCGATCATGGCGAACGAAGCCATTCACGAAATGGATGTCGCCTTCTTCGCGAACAAGGCGCGGCCTGACTATCTCCTCGTCGTGAAGTCGCCTGCACACGACGACGAACTCGAACGGCTCGAAGTCTCGATCGACGAGAAACTTCGCGGATCGAAGCGCACCGGACGCTTCCTTACGACGACGGCAGACATCGACCTCAAGCCTCTTTCTTTCCCTCCGAAGGATTTGGCAGGCCGCGAGCAGATCGTCGAAGAGATCGCCGCAGTCTTCGGCGTTCCCGTTTCGATGCTGAAGGCGAACGATCCGAATCTCGCGAGCGCGACCGTAGGCTTCGCATCATGGAAGCAGACGACGATCTTGCCGCTGCTTCGCATGGATGAGGAGACGCTCAATCAGAATCTTCTTCCGCTTTTCAATATCGAAGAGGATGCGTTCCTCTGCTACGACAACCCCGTCTCGGAAGATGAGCGATTTGCCTTCGAGAAACTCCGCTCGATGGTCGCAGGCGGAATTATGACCGCGAACGAGGCGCGAATGCGCGAAGGTCTGGAGCCAGTCGAAGATCCCGCCGCAGAATCTCTCATGGTGAACGGACAGCCACTAGGAGGCATTTCTTCCGCTGCACCTAATCCGCAGGCTGTTTCTATGCCGAAGGCTCCTGATGGGCTTGTCGGGCCTCTGGATGAATCGCCAGATCTTTCCGAACCGCCAACGGACGCAACCCCGCAACAAGTCGCACTCAATGGAGCGCAGATTTCTAGCCTTGTTGAACTTGCGAAGTCTGTTCAATTAGGCGAACTTCCGATGGATAGTGCGAAGACGATTGCCTTTGCCGCTTTCCCGAGCATATCCAAAGAGACAATCGATTCGATATTCAATCCGATCGTAAGAACCACCGAAGTTTCTGCTTCTGAAGATCAAAAAAAAATCTCACCGACAGAGCAGAAGGACGCGCTCTCGGATTGTGTCTCGGAGAAGATTCCGAAACTGATCGCGGAAGGCTATCCGCAGGATCAGGCAGTCTCGATCGCGTACTCGATGTGCGCTGAAGGGAAGACGATCGACGAGATCGAGACGAAGGCGATCGGCGACATCGACACTCGTCCTCCGCAGTCGGTTGCCGACAATGCTCGCCGCGCTCTGGAAGTTCGCGCTCGCAAGCCAGAGAGCGAGCGCGGCATGACCGCAGTCGGAATCGCTCGCGCTCGCGACTTGATGAATCGAGTGCGCCTCTCTGAAGACACGATCCGCCGCATGGCTTCGTACTTCGAGCGTCACGAGGTCGACAAGCAAGGCTCCACTTGGGATGAGCAGGGTCGCGGATGGCAGGCGTGGTACGGATGGGGAGGCGACGACGGCTTCGCATGGGCCAAGCGCAAGATCGAGGAGTTCGATCGCGAGCGAGAGCGCAATGCGGATCGGAAGAAGAAATGCGCCTGCGGATGCGGATCGAAGAACGGCGGCGGCGATCCTCCGGCCAAGCCCTCGGAGCGCATCAGCGGAAGCGATCGCAACGAGGAAGGCTCCGCGAGCGGATCGCGCGGAGGCATCGAGATCAGCGAATCCACCGAGAAGGCTCTTCGAGCAAAGGTCGACGAACACAACGAGAAGCATGGCGACGAGAAAGGGAAGCGCGTCGATCTCGGAATGCTGAAGGCCGTCTATCGACGCGGCGCAGGCGCGTTCTCGACGAGCCATCGCACCGGAGTCGGTCGCGAGCAATGGGCAATCGCGCGAGTGAATGCGTTCCTCACGCTCGTTCGTCGTGGCAAGCCAGAGGATGCTGACTACACGACCGACTTCGATCTTCTGCCGGACGGCCATCCAAAGAAGAGCGATGCGAAAAAATCTCTTCTCTCTGATCTCTGGTTGAAGATGATCGAGTCCGACGACATCGAACCGCCGCACGTTCTCACGAAGGATCTCGGAAAGGACGCGCTCAAGGAGTTCGACAAGATCACGAAGCGCGAGGATGAACTCGGGAAGAGCGTCGGTCGCATCTTCGATCGACAAGTCAAGGCCGTCCTCGAACGCATCGCGAATCAGGACGCGCCGACGCAGGAACTCGCCGCCGAAGTGCAGTCTCTTCTCGAATCGAAGAAGTGGCGGAAGGACATCGTCGACGCTCTTCGACCGTATCTCGAAGACTCGCTCGCCGCAGGCATCATCCTCGGGAAGACGACGCTTGAGAAGATGAAGGCTCTTCCGGTGAACTTCGACAAGCATGGCGAGGATCTCAAGGCATACGCTCGAACCGAGTCGATCCGTCTCGCGAATCGTGCGGCAGACTCGACGAACCGATGGACGGCAGTCAAGTTCTCGAAAGTCATCGGAGACGGAGTCGCGAACGGCGAGACGATTCCAGAGATCGCGGAGCGCGTGAAGACGTGGGCCGTGAAGGATGGCGACGCTGAACGCGCGACGACTCGCCGCGCTCTGACGATCGCTCGAACGGAAGCGCAACGCGCGAGCCGACGCGCTGAGGTCGAAGCATGGAAGGCATCTGGCGTAGTCAGCGGAAAGACGTGGCTCCTCGCGCCTGATCCTTGCGAGTTCTGCGAGGCCGCGAGCGATGCGTTCTCGAAGAATGCTGTCGGCCTCGAAGACTCTTTCTACGGTGAAGGCTCGGAGATCATCGGCAAGGACGGAGGAGTCATGGTCGCCGATTATGAAGCGATCGACGGGCCTCCGCTCCATCCGAACTGCCGCTGCGCTCTTCAGCCTCGGCTCGACGATGAGTTCGAAGCAGAGATGCAGCAAGCAGAGCGCGAACTCGCCGAAGCGGAAGCAGAGAATCTCCGGCAGATCATCGCGGAGAATTCTGAAGAAATTGCAGAGATTGACGCGCAAGTCGAAAGGATCATGCGATGAACGATCTAAAGCGGAAGGCACTCGGCGCAGAACTCACTTCGACGGCGAAGGGATTCACCGCAGTAATCACGGCAGAGACGCTCGATCGCGATGGCGAAGTCTTGATCCCTGCCGGAATGAACTCGAAAGAGTTCGAGCAGAATCCGACGCTCTTCTGGAATCACGACTACGCGGAGCCAGTCGGAACGACGGTCGGCCTTAAGCGTCGAGAGCGCGACATCGTCGGCGACTTCGTCTTCGCGAAGCGGCCTGACGGATACTCTGGCGATTTCTTTCCAGAGGTCGCCGCTGCTCTCGTCGGTCAAGGCATCGTTCGCGCAGTCTCGGTCGGATACGTTCCAGAGGCCGGAGGAGTGCGCCGCGCGACCGACATCGACAAGAAGAAATACGGCGAGGAAGTCAAGACGATCTACTCGCGGTGGAAGTTGCTCGAAGTCTCGCTCGCTCCATTGCAGGCCAATCCGGAGGCACTCATCACGGCCGTGAAGAAGGGCATTTGCTCGCCTGCTTCCGCGCGGAAATGGTTTGGCATCGAGTCTCCGAAGCGCACGGTCGTTTCGATTTCGATTCCGGCGCACTCATCTACAAAGACTGCGCGGTCGATCATGCTCTCTGAAACCGTAGAGCGCGAAATTGCTCGCGCTCGCGGTCGGCTCTGGCTCTGACGTTCGGCAACGCTCACGGCACTTCGCTTGAAACGCGGCCTCGCTCGGAAGAGAAGAGTTGTCTCTTTGAATTCGAAAGGTACAGACATGAAGACGATGAATCTCGATCAGTTCAAGAACGCGCTTGAAAAGGCCGCTCGCATCAAGGGTGCTGACGGCGTCGCAATGCAGAAGAAACTCATCCTCGAAGGCTACATGGTCACCGATGCCGAAGGCATGGCGGTCGATCCTGAGATGCTCGATGTGAAGATCTCCGCCGCTGCTCCGGAGACTGACGCGATGTGCGATGAGGAAAAGGAACAGATGTCGAAGTCGATCCGTCGCGAAGTCGCTTCTCGTCTCGACGCAATGCCGCGCGGCCTCTCGGCTGTCGCGAACGTCGACGACAAGCCATGGGAACGCGCTCGCGTTTATAGCGCAGGCCGCAAGGCTTTCTCCTCGAAGGAGATGGCTTGGAAGTTCGGCACTTGGTGCCTCGCAACTCTCGGCCACAAGAAGTCGGTCGAGAATTGCAAGAACTTCGGAATCACGATCAAGGCTCACACGGAAGGCGTGAACTCGCAAGGCGGCTTCCTCGTCCCTGACGAGATGGCCGCTGAACTCGTCACGCTTCGCGAGCAGTACGGAGTGTTCCTCCGCAACGCGAAGATCTATCGCATGACCTCGGACACGCTCCGAATTCCTCGCAAGAATACGGGCCTCACGGCGTTCTGGGTCGGCGAAGCGATCGCCGCGACCGAGTCGACGATGGGCTTTGACAACGTGCAACTCGTCGCGAAGAAGTTGACCGCGCTGACGACCGTCTCGAACGAACTCCTCGAAGACTCGATCATCGACCTAGCGAGCGATGTCGCGAACGAAATCGCGTACCAGTTCGCCTTCAAGGAAGACGATGCAGGCTTCAACGGCGACGGCACGTCAACCTACGGCGGCGTGGTCGGCCTCGCGACTGCGCTATCTGATTCGACCTACCAAATCAGCAACGGCGGCGCGTCGGCATACTCTGGCGTGACGGTTCTTGAACTCTCGGGTGGATTCAAGAAGTTGCCGCAATGGGCATATCAACGAGGCAACGTCAAGATCTACTGCTCGCGAGCAGCATACTCCGGCGTTTTCGAGCGTCTCGCATTGTCCGCAGGCGGCGTGACTGCGGCAGAGATGACCGCAGGAATTCGCGAGCCTCGATTCTTCGGATATCCAGTCGAATACACGCAAGTGATTTCGGCAACCGAAGGCGCAGACGCAGTCTTCGCGTACATCGGCGATCTCTCGCAAGCCTGCTATCTCGGCGATCGCCGCGCGACCTCGATCGCGTTCAGCGATTCGGCTCTCAACGCCTTCGAGCAAGACGAGCGCGTTGTTCGTGGAACCGAGCGCGTCGACATCGTTTGCGCGAACGTCGGATCGTCGTCGGTCTCTGGCGCAATGATCAAGATGCTTCTCTGATTCAAAGGACGAACACACACATGAGACACATTGCAAAAACCATCGTTGGCGGTGGAAGTGGAACAACCGTCACGCAGATCACGTCTGCGTTCGACACGCGAGGATTCGGATACGCAACGATTTCGATCTTCGGATGCGCCACGACAGTCGCTCCGACCACAGCCGTTTCGAATCACGTTCTCG